GGGATTGTAATAGCCCTTCTTTCTTTCTTCGATGTAAGTCTCTTGAGCTGGTGTTAATTCTTCAGCTAATGGGAACTTACCATTATGGAACATTTCAAGACCTTGTTGTGGGGTTAATACGCCCAATTCAATCAATCTGGTCGCTGCTCTCATTAATTGAGTTTCATCTCTCATATCGAGATCTTTGAATGTGGCTGTTGGATACGACCTAAAGCCTAAATCAATAGAAATTCTTTTAATTTCTTTCTGTAAGAAGTCATTCAAGAAAGCATATCTTGATTCCTTGAGTCTATCAGTAAAGATTTGAGCTTTTACTTCTGTTGCGCTGTATTTTTCTTCGCCAACAACAATATTTTGAAGACCTTGTTTGATATCTTCATTTAAAATTGCATATTTTTCTTTTCCTAATACCTTGTTAAGATCTGGAATAACAAAATCCGCTTTAGTTGTATAATCTGAGATAAGAACTCTGCCGACGCTTTCGTTTTTAAACAGAGTTTGCATTGCATTTAGATTTTGCGGGTTAATTCCGCCCTTATCTGGCTCTGCGCCCATAGTAATCAATAGAACAACATTTTCCACAGTTCTTGTGATTGCTTGATCCATTTTTTTAAGCTCAAGCTTTGCATTGATGTCCTCTAGAACTGGATATCCAAATGGAATAGCAAATGGTTCGTAATCTTGCTTTTTATAAAACGAATAAGAAAGTTTTTTGGGGTCAATTTTAATTTTTAATCCATCTTTATAATAAGTTCCCTTCTTAATGGCTTCTTGAACATCTTTGTCTAGACCATTAAAGATGTCTTTGTCTTCTTCGGTTACTGGATTTTGCAATCTAGCCATCTCATACTCTGAAAGAATTTTTTCAAATGCTCCGACTGCGAAAGTAGAAGTTCTTTTGGCGACGACATCAAAAGGATTTAATAAAATATACCTTACTGGTATTTGATTAATAATTTTACTTTCTGGAGTTCCAGAAGAAGCTAATTTCATAAAATCATTAATAGTGAACTTACCATCGACACGATATAAGAAGACGTTTCCGCTTCTATAGTATTCTCTAAAGTATTGATCTTTTAAATTCCAAATATTAATTTTCTTAAACCAATCTTCAAAAAATTCTCTGCTTTTTGCTGTGCCACCTTCTAAGAAAATATCTGTATTTGCGAATTCAGACATAATATCAATAGCATTTCTAAAAACAGCTACATTTGCATATGCTTTTTGGCAAAGTTCAATTGCATCTCTAACATGAACTCCATCTGAGGCATAATGGTATGGGAGCATACCCTTTCTAATGCTGCTAAAACGGTCTATTTTTTCCGATACGGCTGCTCTATTAATGCGAGTTTTGGTTTGCATTCCTGATGATTCAGATCTCGAAGCAGCCCTTGATTCAAAATTAAATGAAGCATCTGAAACATAAAAAGGATCTCCACACAATTCTGGAGAAAATGCTTGAGATTCTTGCATGATAGGCGTATTGTCGATATTGTTAAACTTATCCCAATACTCAGATTTTTTATTATAATTCCTCTTTGCCATAACTTATAATAAGTTACACTTTAAAGTATTAAAGTTGACTTTGAACTTTAAATAAGAATTGGAACAAATGTGCTTTGAATGTTTTGCGCCTTTTGATTTATCATGTCAAAATATACAGGGGTCATCCAATTTGCTAATACTAAGGCGGAATAAGAATCTTTTCTTGCTTTATCGGCCCCTCTTTGTTTTTTAAGATTGTGCGGCAAATCAAAACTCTGAGTTCCTTGGGCCGTAGTAGTAACTTGCACCAAAGCACATTCCACTTTAATCAAATCAATCATATCTTTTTGATGCTCAACGAAATCAATCATTTTTGCGCCATCTGGTTGATTATCTTCAAAAGACCTTGCGAATTTTAAATCTTTAATCGGAATTGTGGCATGTCTTTGTTTATGATAATCATCATTCATTGCAGAACTAGCGAAAAGAATATTTCTATGATCAAAAGCCGATTGTAGGGATTCGTTTGCATATCTAATCCACTGAGAACTTGGCTTTCTTAAATAAACAATCTTTTTGGTTTGTAGATTGTATTGATTTCTTGCATCTCTAAGACTATTTTCGTATTCTTGAAGATCGTCAAAATTCGCATCAATAGTATCTAATTTGATACCAGCTTGTTTAAAAATTTCACTCTCATTACAGGAATTCATAAATTGAACTCCTCCGTTATAGTCCATTATGATTGAAACAATATTAAAATTATTTAATAAATAAGCAAAATATATAATATGACTCTTAAGGCTAGTCCCAGACATAGCGTAACTATGCACTACGATACCCTTGGGTTTATCTTTGTCTCTTTTGATAAGTAACATAGCAAAATCATCAGAACCTTCGCTCTCAGACCAAGATGGGTCAATAGCAAGAATATATTCATCTTCTGGTTCGCCAATCACTTCAACGCATTGGCCTTCTCCATCTGGAATAGTACAAGCCATCATCTTGCTAACTTTAAAATAACCAGAACTATCATCAGTGAATACTGCGCCGAACTCTCGATCAAACTGAGATTCACTCATTGTCGCTTTTGCTTGGTTAATTAAGTTTTGATCATATAATTGATCAGGCGCACAATCATAGCTAAAGTGCATGATGGTTCTATGAGCGCCATCTTGAGTATTTTCATTAAGGATAAGGGACTCGTATTGAGAGTATATCTTAAATAGATGTTCAAATCTATAAGATGCAGAAGATAAACCAATAATTTTGTTATTGGGCCATTGTTTTCTATCATCTTCGGTCATTTCCCCCATTTCAATGAGCTTAGTTTCTAAATCAAATATTTCTTGTCGTTCTGTGGGATTTTCCACGACAGAAAGGAATGGCATAATAACCTCATTCAAAACTTTTTCAGGCATAAGAAGAAGCTCATCAATGATCATTCGTTGGAAACGAAATCCACGAAGTTTTTCGCCATCGCCAAGTGGAAGAGCTGTTATTCTGCTTCTTCCAATTTCCATTGTCCATTGGTCATTGCTTTTTGATACTCTAGTTATAGCTTGTGCTAATAATTCTGCTTTTGGGCTTAGAGAAATCTCTTCAATTTTATTGAAAATCATTTTTGCTTGACGGAAAGACTTACTAATGATACCGATATGCACTCCTTGATGCAGAATAGCATCTAGAATCGCGTAGACGGCAGTTGAGAAGGACTTACTCATACCTCGGCTGTTATGATGGACAAAGCCATTGCCAACGTAGCATTCCTCATTTTCTACTGTTATATCTATGGATACTGTTTCGCATTCCTCTATAGATTTTATTTTAGAAAATATTACTTTTTCATTTTTGATATTTTTTATGATCTCTTCTGTTTTGTTAGATAGATTTTTTAGAGAATCAAAATTATTTTGTGAAAAGCTTTTCCCCCATGAGCCTCGTTTGCCAGTTAGCTTTTCTCTTGATCCATCTTTTTTTAAAATTGTAGAAAAATTTGGAATAAGATTATTCTGATAATTTCTAGTAAATGATCTAGCTATTATTTTTTTCAAGTTTTCTTTTTTATGAGATATTACAAAATCAATAGAGTCCTGAAATTCTTTTAAAGATGAATAATCATTAGATATAATTAAATCATAATATGGAACTCCTTTGTGTTCTCCAGATTTTCTTAGATTAGAAGATATCCCCATATTATTAAAGATCATTTTTACTTGTCTTAATAATTGAAGAGATGTATTCTTCAATCCGACTTTACTTGAAGTATTTAAAAAACATGCATATCCATCTGCATCAAAAAGACCACCAATAAGAGCGCAAAGATCTTCTCTTGGGCATTGCAATAGATCATCACATATGATTTTATCTTTTGATTTTAAAGATTTATCCCAACCAAAACTCTCTAACCATTTTACTAATTTTCTATCGTATAAAGAGTATTCATAAAAATAAAGATTTCCAGTTCTTTGTCTTGTATAAGTTTTTAAATCGTTATCTTTAATAAAATTCTGTATTGTTTCTTGAACTTCATAATTTTCTGAGCAATAATGAACTCCATCTTGATTGACCCATCCATCTCCCAATACATATCCCAATAAATAAAATAAATACGGAGAACCTTTGATATTAGAGTCTTTTATTATATCCTTATTTCCCCAAATCTCCGTAGACATTTTAATGGGTATAATATCTCCAATCAATAATTCTTGAATTTCTTTAAAAATAAACTCTCCATCACAATAGCATAAAGTTTTATGTCCTATTTTTGATTTAAAGGAATCGCCAGATTGTAGGCAAATATCCAAACCCTTAGACGGGGCATTTGTTTTTTTATTTGAAACGCCATTAATACTATTTCTAGATCTTACATGATCTCCGATCTCAATATTTTTAATTTTTTTAAATCCCTCAGAAGATAAAACGTATTCGTTTTGATCTAAACACCAGATTCCCAAGAAGTAGTCTGTCTCCATCATCGCCTTAATAGACATATGCTGGAATGGGAATAATTTAACACCAGTTAATAGTTCAGAAGCAAATGATGGATTCTCTCTAAGGAATTTATAAAACAAAATCTTTGCTTCCTGCTCTTCGATATAACCTTCTGCATCCATCAACTCTTGATTGATGTTTGGAAATGTTTTTCTTCTTTTTTGTATACCTGTTTCCCAAGCCATATTATTTAATTCTTTTTGACCAAAAATATTGTATGTCTGTCTTCCATAAAGACCTGCCCAATACTAATAATTTTGGAGTTAATTCTACACTAAGCTCTCTTGAGCCACTAAAAACAAATTGGCAGCAATCATCATAGTTTCTTTGTAAGTCCCTCATACTATGAAAAACATAATTAAGGTTAAATTTATTATAGCTTTGTTTATTGTATTCAGCCATAGCATGAAGTGGGGCTTCTATAACAATGAATAGATAGCATCCTAAGCTTCTGCAACGATCTAACTCTTTTGCAAATCGAACATATGAATTTGTAACAGTAGCGCAAAAATCGGCAAAAGATTTTCTGTCAACATGAGTATAATTATATAAATCGCCACCAACAGCATAATCACCTATGTCTAATTTCATAATCTTAGATTTTTTAAACTTTAATGGCTGTTGTTCTCTAGTATCCACAAGAATATCAACATTTGAATAATCATTCCAGAACTCTTTTGGCAATTTTTGACCAAACATAGGTTCAACTAGACAATTTTTACAAGCATCAGTATAACTGCCAAAATATTTTTTATAAATATCAATTTCAGGAAATCCATAAGTAGAAAGTTCAATAGAACTTAAACCAGACTTTAAATTCTTTGATTTGATTTTCTTATTTAATATTTCTCCTATATAATTTTTCACAGCATCAAATGGCGCATTATCGCACCACTCCATTAATTGATGTGGTTGAGAAAAATCTTTTTCAAAATAATCATCATAGTTCTTAAATGGCAACAATTCGCCAGTTAATTTGTTTTTGCGTTGAAAGTGTTTGACATAATAATCTCCCAATAGCATATCATGTTTTTTAACATGTGCATGAAGGCTTTTTAAAGCATCAAAGGATGCTTCACACTCTTTACAATTAAATGACATCATCTTGATGGACACCAAGAACCCTCGATTTCCATTCTGCCATCCCTTCAAGGCGGTGAGCTTCTTCTTTAACTAACGCTTTTTGCATCTCAGCGATACGCACCATATTTCTACGCTCGTCTTGTTCTTGAAATAATTGAACTATGGATAAAATTGAAGCATTTTCCTTATTTCTACTTTTCATCCTTTCTGCGCGATCACCTTGCAGTTTTTTAGTTAAATTTTCGATTCTAGTTTCGCACTGATGATATTCACTGCTTTTTGACTTAATGATTTCTGACAATCTATTAGTCATATCACTTTGATCATTAGCTTCATCAAATAATTCATTGAGTTTATTCAAGTGTTTACTAACGACTTCAAGATTGATGATTTCTTTGCAAACATTAAGGTAAAGATTAATTTCATCAGCAGTAAGGTCAGGCTTATCCCATGTTAAACGAATAAATTCTTGCTCAAATAGATCTCTATCATCTTTAGATAGATAATTATTCATTACGCGAACAAAACGCGAGTTTGCGAGATTGATTCCAAGCTTCTCTACTCTAACTCTAAACTGCCTATTTAGCTTATCTTCTTCTAGATCCGAACCAGTAGCGTCATTAATCTTTTTAACAATTCTTGCAGGTGATTTTGCAGGAATATAACTATTCAATAACCCAACATCTTGTGATGGAATAATATCAGGGTTAATTTCTCTTAAGATATCTAAAACTGCGCGTTGCTCCAAGCTTAAAGGCTTAATCTCCTTGTCTGGAAACAATAATTCTGCAATTCTTAATGAAGAAAGGCCAGATTTAGCTTGATTCACAATAAACTGCTTCTCTTGATCAGTGAATTCAATGCCTTCTTTTTTTTCTTTCTTAGTTGTGCCAAAAGAAATTTCATTCTCTATCAAAAACTTTCTGACGAGCCTTCCTTCTTTGGCGCGACCATCTAACGATTCATTATTAAAGCATTTTTGGGTCAATTCTATTAAAGAATTAATCTTTGTGCCATTTTCTTTAAGAAATAATTGTTGTTCTTCAGTAAGTTTCATTTATGATTATGTCAAAGTTTTTTATGATATCTTCGGCTTTCTTTTGAAAAATAGATTTAAGATTTTTTACTTGCCTATATCCCGCTTTTCTTTTCTTTTCATTGGTTTTATAACCCATAAAAGATGCTACTTCCTCTTCTGTGCAATTTTCAAAAAACATCATATAATAAGCTCGATAGTGGGTTTCACTTAATTGAGACTGCATATGCTCATTTAGTTTATTAACAGAAAGCTCGTATGAAAAATTATCATCTACTTTTGAGCTAATCTCATTCGTATGATTCTCAACCGATAATGTTATTTTTAAATCTAAACCTGTTTTTTTAAACCCAGACCATTTATCATATAGTTTACATTGATTATCTTGAATTTTACTGCTTGTCGCAGAACAGGTATTTTCTCCCGTATTAAATTCACAATTTACGCAAGGACGAACATAATTGCCATAATGATTTCTGATCAAATTTCTAATTTGATTCGATATAATGCGGCCAATCCAAGGCTCAAGAGGCCGTTCTTGATCCCACATATGCCATTTTTTATGGATATGAATTTTAATAATTTGTGATACATCTTCGAAATCAAACCAATTAATAGCGTTGAGCTGCCATTTACTTCTTTGTTTATTAATCGCCTCATTAATAATGCTTGAATTTTCTTCAAACGTTTGATTATTTTTTTTCATCAATGAAATCATTCACAGATCTTCTGCGAGTTTGTTTGAAAGAGTTTTCAGTGTTTTGCCCGAATAAACTTCCAAGATTGAAAGAATAATTTCCGCCGTCAGCCTCAATATCTACAGCAAGTTTTCTAATGTTTGGAACACTAGCTACACTTGTTTCGTCCTCATCAAGATCTTCGATATCTTCAGATAATCGAGATGGAGATATTTTTTTCGCAATAGCAATAGTTCCTAAACTACTTCCACATTTTGTGCAAAAATTTGGTTTAGCTAGATTATATTGCAACTTATTGCCACAACTAGAGCAAAAAATATGATTCATATATATACATTAAGTATATATAATAAACCATACTTTTTCAATAATAAGGACAAAAAATATCTTTTAAATTTAGCTTTTCGCAGCTTGAGCGTAAGATGTTTTTAGTGTCACATGTAATTACACAATTATTATTGTTCTAGCTTTTTAATAATGAATTTTAATATTTGGGTCTAGATCCCTTAATCATATGAGATGATGCATCTTTCAAAATTTTTCTTTTATGACATTTTCTATAAAGTTGTATATTATTTTTTACAAAATCCGAATAATAAAGAATTTTTTTGCACATAGAAATAATCTCTTCATTTGAATGTGGTTTAATTTCTCTAATATCATCTAACATATCCATTCTATTTATTTTTCTCAAAAAATTATAAGAGCTTATGTATTTTTTTTGAAAATCTGCTATGTTTGAACATGAATTTATTTCTTTTTTAATAGTTTCCAAGTCTGAAAATTTTTCATTAATTTTTAATGCCTCACTGCAATCTATTGATAATATTTCGCTCTCCACAAAGAAATTGTTCGTTGCCATATTAATAATTGGCAAAAAATTAATTAGTTGCGATTTAATATCCTGTTCGTATTTTCTACTATTCTCTATTAAAGTGATAAGGGTTATGTTGAGATCATCACATTTTCTACTTTTGATAAAGTCTCTTTTTTTCGCTTCCTCTTTTTCATGCCAACCTTTTCCGTTGTACTCGATTGCTAATTTATATTCTTCAAAATATAAATCAAGCTCATAAGGTTTTATAATTTTTCTTGTATTATATAAACATGACTTTTTGAGTAGACCCTCCATTATAACTTTACATATTAATTGAGGCATAGAATAAGAACCTTTAAACATATGACCGCAAATAGAATCTAAAAATTGCTTTCCCCTTTTTCTAGAACAAGAATAGGCTGAACTGTCATTTTTTTGAAACTCCGCTCTGGTTTTATAAAGCAATGCTATCTCTTTGAGAGATTCTTCCGTATGTCTTCTTCCTATTGTGTAACCCATGCTAATTATTACACAAATAGGATACTTTTTTGAAAATTTAAAAAAAATTAATTCTTTTCTTTCTTAAATTTGGAAACAACGAACTTGCAGAGTTCGCTTCTAACGATGTCCTCTTCTTCAAATTTGAAAGTCATAATGCCCATTTGCTTAGAATCGGCATCGTCAAACATGTTCGCAACTTTTGCAAAACCAGAGTCTTTTATGTCGCACTGATCTGAATCGCCGCAAATAATAAGTTTAGTATTATCTCCCACGCGACTCATTATCAGTTTATAATCATCGTAGTTTAAATTTTGAGCTTCATCAATGCAAACGAACATGTTTTTCCATGACGCTCCCCTTATATAATTAATAGGGAGAGCCTCAAGTTTACCTGATGTTAGAATTTTAGGAATATCTATAGACTCAACCAGTTCTTCGACTTTTGCGTCTAATACATGTCTCCATATTTGCATTTTTTCCTCTAAAGAACCTTTTAAGAATCCCAAACCTTTACTATTGCTTTCCACGACAGATCTCATATAGAGCATTTTATTTGCTGATTGATCTTTAATCATTGTCAATCCACAGTATACAGCCAACAAGCTTTTTCCTGTACCAGCAACAGAATCAATAAATATCACTTTAATTTTTGGATCTAATATTTTATCTATTAAATTTTTCTGCTTGTCGGTGAAACGATAATCTCTTTTTTTGAATTTAAAATCTAATTTTATTTTATCATCCGATAAGGCTGACATAATATCTATAGCATCGAACTCTTTCCTTTTAGGTTTAGCAGACTTTTTAATTGCCATGTTATGATAATTACACCTGTATTCTTGAAAATTAAACAACAATTTCTTTAATAGAAACTTGAGTTGTTAAAGTCTCGCTTTCTTGAATATTTGTCTGTTGAGAGAAAATGTTTGCCCCAGATTTCATTGCAATTATTGCCCCAATAGTGTTTTGGGTATTTTGTAATGTCAAATTTAAATCTGATGAAAGTTTTGATCCAGAAAAATTTATAAATGATGTCAAATCAGTAGAAGAAATATCCATTTGCTTCTCTACGCTATCTAATATAAAATTACTAGCATTTGTTTGGCTCAAATTATAAATTGGCGATCTTCCACAATTAACAGAGTATCTAATTGAATTTTGAATATTGCTAATAAATCCTGTTGTCGAGGAAATTGAACATGTGTTTCCATTGATCATTGTATTTGCAAATCCATTTGTTGAATCAATAGATGGAGAAATAATGCCTAATGGCTCATTAATCGAAGATGCGCTTCTAGTGCCAGCGATACCTGATGTTGTAATATAATAGGTGGAATAACCCAAAGGTTCTAATTGTCCACCATATACATATATAGCATCACCAGAAGTTTCTACTTGAATTCCTACTTGTTGTGAAGCAGTAGTTGCTGGGAAGGAGTATCTTGTCCAATCTGTATTTAATGAAGGGCTAATGGTTGTCCAATTAATTCCGCTGTTTAGAGTGTATTTAATATTCCCAACGCCAACATATCTTTTTAAATGAATAGAGAAAGTTCTTAGCGAATCTGGAGTTATTTTATTTTTATAAACAAAATTAGCACTTGTGGCTATATCTGCCGATATTCTTGTAAACTGTAAATATTTAGTAGCATCTAAATCATTCAATTTATAATTGATATATTTATCGTTTTCCCATTGTATTCCTATGCTTGCATTTGGATTAAAAGTCGCAGAAGGAGTAATGGTATTGTATCTTATTTGAATTAACCCACTAGTAAAAAACAAATGTATTTGATATGTTTGGGGCTGAGATCCATTCGACGCATTTACTGCACTGTATTCAATGATGAATCTATCGCTTTCTTGTTTATACCAAATTTTTCCCCCACTAGCGGACATATCTCTCCAATAAGCAGCGATAAATTTTTTGGTGGTGGGTGTAATGGGAAAGTCTTTGTTTTGATAATCAGCATATCCTTGATCGGCGGAATCAAAAGAAACTATTCCATTATTGCTTATAAATACTTTTGGATAAAAAGTATTGCCCATCGGGAAAGTTTTCCCACCAGTAAAAGCTATACCAGTTGATAAATCATAATTAGTTTGTAGAACTGACAACCATGTCCCTGCACCAGTTATACTGGACCATGCAGTAGTTCGCGAATTATCTGAAGAATATGAAACATAATTAACTGTTGTATTTTGGCCCGAAATTAAAGTTGCTTTATATCCGCCCATAGGATCAGGTTGATTTCCTATGGGTGGTCCTAAATTCGTATAGATATAATTACCGCCAGTTAATGATTCACTATATAATAAATCATTCCTAGAAGCTGGGATATTGACTGTTATATACTGATTTTTGTTTGAATTTAATTCTGGGGCATAATTTACAACATAACTAGCATTTAAACTAATAGGCTTAAATGGCTCGACGCCAATATCATAATTGTTTAAATAACAACCACTATAAATATTATTGCCAAATCTAATACTGCAAGAACCTGTTCCAGAAGAACCTAAAATAGTATTTAATGCTCCAGAAGTTTCAGTATTAACATAAGAATTAAAAGAAATCTTTGCCTGTAAAGCCGCGCCATTAGTGAATTGATGATTTTGATCTATATCAACGCCCAATAATCTTAATGCGTCATTTTGTGCCTGATAATCAACAGATATGTTTTGGACAGGAATATAATAAGGGACTTTACCAAGTGTCAATTTTTGATATAGAGAAACATAACCAGTAGTAATATCAACTGCATCAGCCCTTAGTACACCAGTGAGTGAAGCAGATCCTGATGTTGAATTTTTAACAAAAATCTTATCACTTACGGGAGGACTCCCCGTGACAGGAAGGGTATAATATAAAGAATAACCTGTTGGATCATTAATAGTATTTAACATGTCGCTTGCCGATATTCCAAACCCAGAGCATACTACACCTGTATAAGCGGATGTCGAATAGTCGCTCCAACCAGAAGTGAAACCAGTTGCAGAAGCATAAAAAATAGGAGCGACTGATACACCTGAGTTAGTTATATCGCAATAATCTAAACTATATGTATCATTACTGCCAGACCATCTTAGTGCTAAATAGTATCCAGCTCGATCAAAATTAACATAATCAATAATATTATTAACTGCATCATAATTATAAAAATACAATGGCGGCAAATCTGTGGGAAAAGCAGGATTGTCAGGATAAGGATCAGTAGTTCTACTTCCATCCAAGTTATAAAAAACCAAAGATCTAAATTTGGGCAAAATTATTTGAGCGTCTGGAGCTGTATAATTTATTTTTGGGGCAAAGAGTTGTTCATAATTCAAAGCGTTACCAGAAACCCTGCCAAACTGACTATTCAAATAATGTATAGAAGTGTTTTGGGCGGTGGATTTATTTATCATATATAATGAATTATCTGCTCCAGCGGGATCATAGATATCGACAAAAGATGGTGGATTTTCATTATCTTCTTTTCTAATATATACTGGGAGGTTGCTGTAATTCATTTTTTTCCTTTTTCCTTTTTGCTTTTATTTACACTTTTTTTGTTTTTATTTTTTTTCCTTTTTTCAAAATACGGTCCCGTATTTTTTTTACTTTACGTTTAGAGCTTTTGTAAATAAATGGGTGAGAAAGTGAGAAAACTGTCCCCCCTCCGCTTCTGTCGGATTGACGCGCCAAAATTTTCGAGAAATGGGGGGGGATGGCTGGGCGTGTCAAACAATAAATAAAGTTTTTTTAATGCAGAAAGTTCTTGTTCAATCGCGGGTTTTCTCTTATTCTTTCGCCATGTCAAACGACTTCACCAACCACCAATTCGCGATCTATAACGGCCAACAAGTCTACATTCTTCAACAATTCGGAACGACAGTCTGGGTTTCTTTTGAAGATGGAGACGAGCGGGAAGTCTCCATGTTCGACCTTGAATTGCTCTAAAAAAAACGAAAAAAAAACTTGCGGTCCAATCCCGCATTCACTACTCTTTCGCCATGTCCAACACCTCCACGAAGTCCCTGCTTAAAGCTCTGCATGATGAACAAAACTACACGGACTACCTCTTGCGGGAAATGCCTTGGGATGATAAAGGCTTCGAAATCAATGCAGAAAAGATTCGCTTTCTCAAGAAAGCCATTCTAGAGATTGACCCTTCCGCCGTCGAATTTTTCTGAAATAAACGAAAAAAACTCTTGCGGTCCAATCCCGCATCCACTACACTACACACATGTCCAACCTCCACATCAAATCAGCCAACATTGTCGTGAGCCATAGCCCCAAGGGGAAAGCATTTTACACCTTGGAACTTTTTCGAGGCGGTCAGCTTGTCGGAACGCACGAATGCAAGACAATTGACCAAGCAAGGAACAAAGAGAAAAGCTTCCTTTCCCAACCATAAATAGACAAAAAAAACTTGCGGTTCAATCCCGCATCAACTACACTACACACATGAAAGACGAAGCAAGAAACCGCGCCCGAGTCATGATCAATCGCGCTGTAAAGGATCTAACGGGCGGGGCCGTTGACCTCTCAGATCTAGCGGATACGTTCAACCTATGCGCGGGGCTGGATGAATTAGAAGAGCTAATTGAGCAAGCGGATGACTCCACCCCGATGCGAGATCTACTAGATACGGCGTATGAGATCGCGCTTCAACTACTAGAAGAAGAGGGCTTTCCCGTCTAACACTTAACACTTAACACTATGACAGACACTACACACGCCACACGCTATCCCGACCTTGCTAAACTTAACTTCCCTATGTATGGCGGATGCCGCAATGAGGCGATAGCCTATGCTATCGAAGTTATGGGCATTTCGTTAGATGAGATAGTGGGTAAGTTATCAGACGACACAATCCTTGAGGCCATACAATCCAGCGTCGAAGTTATGGGTTTAATGCCTTATGAATAAGCATTAACTAAGTATGCAGATAACCTTATCCCATACGGGATAGGGTTATCCATATGCACTATCTGATTGGCTCTGTAAGTCGTTGAAAATCAACGAGTTATGGAGGGAGGGCGGGGCCGCGCCCATAACTCGTTGAAAATCAAGCAGTTATGAGGGAAGAAAGATCATGCCCCAAAAACTTTGTCAAGAAAAAAGATCAGAAAAAAAATCAAAGAAACACACAAAAAGATCTTGCGGCCAAGTCCGTTCTGGGCTACCCTCTGGGCATGGAAACAACCACACCAACCACCGCCCCTAGCCTCAAAGCCGCTTACACTGCCGCTCCTCTTGAAACGACCACTAAGACCACCGAAAGCAAGGTGACGACTTGCTACTATGCCAAGGAACAATTCACTCGCGACTATGGATACGGCCAGATTAAAACCTACGAAATCGGTGATGAAATCTGCGGCGAACCCCGCATGGACGGGCTTTACAAGTTCGATGGATACGGAATGGTAGAATGTGCAATGATTCCTTGGGGGAAAATCACCACCCGCAGATTCATCACGGTGCGCGAAACAAAAGCCACGACTTGGGAAATTCTCGAAAAATAAGCAAAAAAACTCTTGCGATTCCACCTCGCATTCACTACTCTTTCGCCATGTCACTCCCTAGTCACTCATTCGCCAAGTTCAACACCGAAACCCCTGTCGGAGCAATCACCAACATGGGATTGTTTATCGGCTTCGATGCCGAAGGAATCGCGCATTTTGTGCGTGACAATGGAGCGAAAGGCTGGGCTGGAGTGGACACTTTCCACTTCGTCCAGATCTGGGAATGACACAAAAGCCTCCTTCGTAAGTCGTTGATATTCAACGAGTTATGGAGGGAGGGCGGCCCCGCGCCCGTAAGTCGTTGATAATCAACGAGTTACGAAAGAACGAATCATCATTCTTTTGTGAATCTGTCAAGCGAAAAAATGCAGAAAAAAAACTTTAGAAAAGACGAAAAAGAAGTTGCGTAATCCATTCGCCCGAGTTACTCTTTCCCTGTCAACCAACCACTACCCACCATGATCAAACAATCCATTGCCGCCAGTCATAAAATACTAAAAGTTGGCGATGTAGTAATACTCAAAAACGGCGAAGAACAAACCATCAGCAAAATTAATTTGGACGAAGCGCAAGGAAAAAATGCTTTTTTCCGCTGGAACGCTTTCTTTCCTTTTGACATTGAGCATGCCGCTATGGAAGATTCAATGCAAATTGTTGATGTAAAAATAGCAAAATAACTTGCCAGCCCTGCTTTTTTCCATTACTCTTTCCCCGTCAACCAACACCTCACCAACATGATCGCATTCGCAGTTTACAAGAACCAAGTCGTCGTAGTCGAAGGAATCGAAGGAAACGAAGCAGAAATTTCTTTCGATGACGGCGGCGAGGCCATCGTTGAAATCGAGGAACTGGATTTTCTCTCGTAAAAAAACCTTGCGCGGGTTCTATCCCCGCGCTAACATTTCCCCGCCATGTTCATCATTCTGATCGTTGTCCTGTTCTTCATCGCAAAAAACCGATAAATGAAAAGCCTCATACTTGCCGCCATTACTGGCATCGTTGTCGCGCTATCTATCCAGACAGTGCCAACATTCTCTATCGTTAAAAACTATCCTGTGCTAGTTAAGCCCAAGCATAAGATAGAGTGGTTTTCTAACATGACGCAAAAAGTTAAGAGTTTTGAGTCATACAAGGCTCAACCATATCGTTGTCCTGCTGGTATCTTAACTGTCGGATATGGTCATACTGGTAAGTATGCATCGCAAACTATGTCGCTATCTAAAGCGGATAGTGTTCTGCGGCAAGAATTAATTGAAACAAAAAAATTAGTTTTATCTCATGTTAAGGTTAAACTTGCAGAATATCAACTTGCCGCGCTTGTTAGTTTTACCCATAACACGAACGAGAATTGTCTTAAGTGTTTAATCAATGGCCCCGATAGACTTAACAGTGGAAACTATGATAGTGTGCCAATGTTATTACCTCTTTACTGTAAGGCCGCAGGTAAGACATTGCGCGGGTTAGTTATCCGCAGGAATTATGAAGTTAAGTTATGGCAAGGCATAAGCTGACTATCTCCACAAGTCGTTGAAACTCAACGACTTATGGAGGGAGGGCGGGGCCGCGCCCGTAACTCGTTGAAAATCAATGACTTACACAAATATTAGACGCGCCGTACTTGGATTCTGTCAAGCAAAAAAAGTGAAAAAAATAAATAAAAAACATGCAAAAAGATCTTGCGCGGATCAATTTTGCTGCTACAATTTCGCCATGCTCACGGAAGACCAAATCACCCAAGGCACAAAGGCTGCACTTGATCACCTCGCCCTTACGAGCTATGAGTTCAACCGCGCTCTCAACCCTAACATTTCCCCGCAACGCTGGGGGCTTGTCTATGGTGCAGAGCTTGTCGAGAAAATGGAAATCGCATTCCAAGCAAAAAAAGCTTTGACAGTTGAAGTTGAATTTATTAACATTTCCCCATCATGAAAACAGCAATCCTCGAAAGTTTCTTTCTCCTTCTTTTCTCTCTTATGTTTGGCGGAAGTTTTTTTCTCATGGAATGTCCTGATTGGCTCCAATGGAGTTTCTTGGGCGTGACGGTTGGGCCAACTCTCTGGTTCATTCCTCAAAGAATTTTGAGCGAAATGGAATAATAAGTTGACTAACTCCGAAAAATCCGCTACTCTTTCCCCGTAACCAATGAACGACATGACTCTGAACTACAACACCCCATCCGCTAAAATCGCCTCTGAACTCGTTGGCAAAACGGTTCGCTACCTTGCGAACAAGTCCAAGTCGACACCCAACGGGGTTCGTATCTTCAAGATTGAAAGCGTGGAAAATGTGGATTTTTCCGCCAAGACTGGGAGGCGTTATGTCACCGTGCTTGCGAAAGATATTGACGACGCTGGCGTCACGAAATATCGGAACTTGCACCTTGCGGGAATTGACTTAATCGTTTGAAAAAAGTCCTAAGCAAGACAAAAAAAGGCTTGACTCTTTTCTGGTGGCATGTGGTGGCGGCGCGTTCCCTGTGGTTGGGGAACGCGCTCTTCCATGTCAAGAAAAAAAACAAAAGTCATAACTCACTCATTCTCAACGAGTTATGGCAGCGGCGCGGCCCCGCGCCCGTAAGTCGTTGATTCTCAACGAGTTACATCAGCAGTTAGAAAATCGTTGAGCGCATTTGTCAACCGAAAAAGAAAAAATCTTTTTTCGTAAAAGGGCAAAAAAGATCTTGTCATGCGGTAAGTTCCCGCCTATTCTCTGGGCATGAGCTTGCTCCCATTCCCAGCCGATTCCTCCGAGTTTGAAGAATACACCAGCGTCATGAACGCGATGGCCGATCAGGCCGAAGCGTCCACGCCCGATCCTGAGCCTTTGGACTGGTCGCCCGACGTGATTCTGTTGAACGTTCATTCCGATGCGCGTTACACCGACGCCGAACTTTATCCCGAATCGCAATTCGGTGGCGATGGTCCTTGGAACGCCGATCAGGAGTCGGATGAACTCCGCGCTAGCGAGGATGCCGCCTATTGGGCGAGCCTCCATGAGCGCGAGGATTGCCCCGAGGATCGCCACCTTGACTCCCATTGGGAGGATGCCAACGAGTATGGCATGGAAGGATGCTGCGGCGATTTCTGAAAAAAGCCTTGACTCGCCTAACTCGCTGATATTCAACGAGTTATGGCGGCGGGGCGGGGCCGCGCCCGTAACTCGTTGAAAACCAACGACTTATGAAAGGTCGGCTTCTGTCGGCTTCTGTCGGCATCTGCTACTCACTCAGTATTAAGGACTTATGTATTTACAGCCTATTTAGTTGCAGCCTATTTGCAGCCTATTTAGTTGCAGTACATTTACAACCTATTTGGCAAGAAAAAAATCACAGCATGGTGAAAATTTATTTTTGTTTTTAAGCAAAAAAGATCTTGCCGTCCCAAAAGTTTTCTGTCATTCTCTCGTCGCCATGAAACGCATAAAGATTGTCCTAACCCTTGAACCAATCAAGCAGCGGATTCATTTCGCCCCTGCGACAAAGTTCTTTGCGGACAAAAAGAAAAAACAGAATAAAAATGCTTGCCGTTAGAATAAAAACCAATTAAACTGATTAACAAATAAAAAATACTACCATGAGAAAACTAGAAACACCCCAAGAGTTTGCCGCCGCTGTTGAATGCGCTCAATATATCGCTGATTCAGATTGTGAAAAAATTTCTTTTCACGAATGGATGGAAGAAGGTAACGACCCGAAAAAACACATTTACTATCATGCCGCAATCATTCTCGACTTTGTTGATGATTTAATGCTTGACTATCCTTCTTCTGAAGGTTAATTTCTTCCCGACATGAAACTACTAAAGAAAATCTACAATAAAATCAATCCGCCGCCAATTCCTAAATATGGTAAAAACATCTTTGTTCAAAAAACTTGGTTGACAAAGCAAGTCGAAGATGCTATCTATCGGGAGTCGAAAGCTCAAATCTATCAAACACGCTAACCCCAAAACTACTATGCCAAACTGGTGCGACAACATACTGACAATCAGCGAACCATCCGCTGAACTAACCAACTATCTAAAAGAAGAAGGATTCTTCTTTGATAAGATCAAACCAATGCCGCCCGAATTAAAAGAAGGAGACGGCTGGTATGATTGGGCCGTTTACAACTGGGGAACCAAGTGGGATCTTGATGGTAACCCTTTGATGCCCGACAGCTTCCAAGACAAAAAGATTATCTTTAGTTTCGACACAGCATGGTCACCTCCAATGGGCGTGATTTGCGCTCTATCAGAAAAATTCCCCGAGGATCATTTTGTCTTGCAATATCTGGAAACGGGAATGTGTTTCGGTGGCGAGGCTCATTTCTCCGATGGATCATGCGATGACAATCAATTCGGAGATTATGGCGAAGAATACAGAAAATTCGCAAAAGAAGTCTTCGGTATGGAAGACGAAGAAGAAGACGAAGAATAAAGTTGACAAAGGGGGCGAAAGCCCCCACACTTTCCTTGCATGATTCTCACGACGAAAGAAGCGGAAATTTATTGTCGCATGGAACTTAAAAGCCACGGTCTAAAAGATCATTCTATCGTTTGGAGGGAATGGCCTCGCACTCTTGGAGAGGCATGGGGACCAGAAAAGCAAATACATCTTAGCTCTGTTTGTTTGAAAAACAAGGAACTATTGAT